CGTTTTGATTGAAACGATGGTGATACATTTGGTCCTGTTGCATATCCACCTTTAAATCCACAGTCTTCTGTCCACAATGATGTTCTATATGGACATCCTTCTCTACCTGATTGAGTATCTCTTGTAATTTCTTGTAATGTTAGAGCTGAACCACGAGTATCAACTGCATTTGCTGGATTAAAGTTACTAATCCAGTTAAAGTAGTCAAAATACTCAGGTGCATGTGTATCCCATTCAAGAGCTTTAAATGTAACAGAAAAACTATCAAGAAGTTCTGGTTTTTCAAATCCTTCCATTTTATGTTGAGTAAAATGTGTTGGAGTATCTGCAAGTGATAACATACAACCAAAACCAAATCCTATTATTTCCCAGTCAGTATTTACAGTTACTACATACATAGACATATAAGAATCAAGTGCTTGATACTTTATATATTCAGGACGCATTGCATAACCTTCTTCTGCTACGTAGTGTGCATATTTACGCATACAGAATAGAAGTTTTGCAACATCTGCTCTTGCATTATCTGTAAAAGTAACTGATATTTCTGTACCAACGTTTTCTGGTTTACCTGGAACAGGAATAGTTCCTCCATGCATATTACGAACACCTTCACGAGAAGACTCATTCATTCTTACAGCAGGAACTTCTAAACAGTAATTATTTAGAAATGTAAATAAGGCTGATTTATTACAGCCATCTCTACATAGTTCAGAGTAAAGTCCAGGGTCAGAAAGCACAAGTTGTCTTAATGTATCGTAACGAGTAAGCTCACCCGTTGCTGCAAGTTCATTATTTTTACCTTTTACAAACAGATTAAGATTAGGTCTTGTAAAGAATACATAGGATTTTATTCTTCCAGTTGTATCAGACTCAAGAAATGGTCTGTGTACAAAAGCATACTCTCTTGAGAATGCTATTGCTTTAGTGGTATCCCAGATATAACCCAAATCTTCCATCATAAATCTTGCATATTCTCCAAAGTATAATCCTGTTGAGAATAAATCTTTACCAGCTATAGATGAAACATAATCAGCATCCATTGATTTAAATACTTTTGGATATGCTGTTTTTGCATTTGATATAATAGAGTTATCATTAAGTCCAAATATATTAATAAAAGACTTACCAATATTTCCTATTCTATTTAAGAAAGTATTTGCTTTTTCAAGCTTCTTACCATATTTCCTCATAGTTCTTTCATAAAAACCATGAAATATGCCGTATCCTAAGTCTTTTAGTTTATCTTCAAGTGTTGAAGCTGGATTTACTCTTATTCCATCTGCTATATTAGAAATACGTTGTAATGCTTCATCTGTTTTTTGTATAATAGACTTTCTTCCACGTACTGCATCTTTAAGTCCATTTACATCATTCATTATAGCTTGAGTATACTGATTTCTTTCATCGTAACCAGTTGGTTTACTATCTTGCAATATATCAAATATACCACCAGTTATAATATCTTTAAATGGTTCTCTATCTGGAATTTTCTTACCAGCTTGGTTTATTAAGTTACCATTAATATCATACATTCTTGGTGTCATTTAAATCACCTACTTTATACATGGTTCACTTCATACTTTACATCTACGAGTCCAGCAGAACCATGATATAGATTTATATGATTACATCTTGAGTATACTTTTGTATTGGTAATAGTTTCATATTTATTTCCTCCAAGTGTAATCTCTGCTGGTGAACCAAACATTAAAAGAGAAGCAGAGAACGATGTTCCATCTGTTCCTCCAATGTTTTTAAGTCTAAAATGTTCTTGTAACTCATCAGAAGACACATCAATATCACATTCTACATAAGCACGACAGTCTTTATCTGTTGATAAAGTTTGTCCATGATTATCTGGAATGTCATGTCCGTCATCTGTTTTATAAAATGGTCTAAATGTAACCTTCTTTGTAAAGTATTCAACATACTTTATACCATTTATTTCAACTACTCTATGATGAAGATAAGTTTGTTTGTACTTAACCCAGTCATTTTGTGTTAAAAGAACTGTTCTCCAAGGTATTAAATCATCAAGGTTTGCATTAAATCCATCAAGATGTCTTTTAAAAGGAATTATATCTCCTCCATTTGCACCATTTTTAGCAACATTAAGTCCTATTATTTTAGCAGGTCCAGGTTTTACAACTACTTTAGATTTAGTATTTTCTGTATCTGTTTTAAAAAGCTCTTCTTCAAAATACTTTGAATTAAGTGTTGGTGTAAGTCCATTATAGATAGATGTTACTATATGTTGAAGTCCTTGTACAGTTACTTTATTTTTAAATCTTACTTCAACCCAAGAACCATCTTCAAGTTGCTTTTTACCTACAACTTCTCCTACAACATGTCCTTTTTCTTTATCATCATATATTCTATAGACGAATTTATGTTTTTCATCTATTTTAAGATTATTTAAATCTCTTTCTTCCATTTAGAATTTTCCTCCTTCTCCATCATAAATAGCTACATCTCCGTATATCATTCTAAGTTTTAAGCTATCATGATTAGACTGTATAGTTTTTGCTACTGGTTTTAAATACTTTATTTTAACTCTATCATTAGAACCAATATTTACTCTATCTCTTTGTGTATGTTCAACATGTGTCCAAATACTATCAAAGTTTAGTTGGTATTCTCTATCAGGACCCATTTTTAAAAGTCCACCTTCTGATATAAAATCTACTGCATATGCTTTAAATGTTTTAAGTATATATAAAAGGTACTTAGAAAGTCCATTCATGAATCTTTGTGTTACATCAAGAACCTTTTCTATTCTAAGTGAGTTAGATAGACTATCTCTTCCAAGTTCTGAAAAGTACTGAATTAACTCTTGTGTAAGATTATCTATTTCTATTATAAGGTTTTCACGCTTTGCTAGTTCTTCATCAGTAGGGTTAGTTATATCAAACGGAGACTTTACTCTTTCATATTCTGCATAAAGTATTGGGTCTATTTGCTTTAATATATCCTGATATGTAGTTGGAACTTCAGAACCTTTAGTTTGACCAAATACTTCTGGAACTCTATCTACTTCTCTTATAATACGTTCTATCTCATTTAGTACAAGATATTCTCTTAAGTTTCTAATTTTAAGTTTAAGTTTATCAAATATATCATGTATTCCCATTGCCTTTTCCATAGCAATTAACATCTCTATAAAAGTAGAGTTATTATTAAGAGCATTAGGGAATTCATTTAAAGCAAATTTAAACTCTCTTGCATTAAACTCAGATATAAACTTCATCTTTATTTCATCAAAGTTATTAGGTATTTTAAATCCATAAAGTTTATCTATTTCTGGCATAGTATCTGTTTCAAATAAATGATACCTATGTGCTTGGAATGTAGTTAAACTCATATAATACATAAACACTGCAAAAAATGTATGATTTTGTCCAGTTGATTTTAGTGTCATTATGTGTTTTTCTGCAATCTTTCTATTTTCCATTATATATCTATGCATTATAGCATACCAATGTCCAAACTTAGTTACATTTATTGAATTACCTAGTGATAGATACTTAGATTCAGCAAATGAAAACTCTTCACTAAATACTGCTCTTTTAAGCTCTTCTGTATCACGCCATCTAGGGTCCATTTGTACAACTTCATCATACGATAGAATCTTATCTTCATTTGTAACATATTCATCTTGATATGGATATAACCATTTAAAAGGACGAAGTACAAACTGTACATTATAAAGTTCTTCAGGTTTTTCATTTCCAGTTAAAGGATATGTTATATTCTCTTTTGGTATTTTACGTATAAAATATTTATAAAGGTTAAGACCTGAGAATAACTTTTCTGTAATATAGTTAAGTACATAGTTAGTCCCTTTAAACATAAGAAGATAGTTAAGTACAAACGTACAACTATTTCTATAAAGTTCTGGCATGTTTTTAGGAAGAGTAAGTCCATGAGATTTCCATATATCTATTGCTTCTTGTTGAGTATATGTGGATTTATGTATAAATGGTTTCTTACTTTCAAGTACATAAGATATAAGTGCTTGTAACTTAAGTGTTACAACATCTTCTGCTTCATAAAAGTCAGTATTATACATAAGATATTCATTATAAAATGTTCTCATCCACATTTCTCTTTCTTTATTATAACATATTGCATACATTTCATGGTCAGCTTTATCTTTAATATTTGAAAGTACTTCAAATTCTTCAGATTCACGAGCTGTTATAAGGTCTATTTCTCTTCCTATAAATCTAATATATTGCTTTTGCGTATCTTTATAAAGTTCATCAAACTTACCATTACGTCTAAGTCTTAACTTAGTAGCATAATCAAGTTCATGTAATGGTGTTCCTTCATAATATACAAAGTCACCTTTTTCAACTTCTTCTAATGTTGGTAAACCAACGAGCATACGATAATACTCGTTAGTTTCCACATATGTTGTAATCACATAAGCTCTTTTAAAATCAAGAAGTCTTGAAACTTCATGATCTGTAAAGCTGCCTTGTTTGTATAGTTCTATAATGACATTATCCTCTGATAACATATTGGCATCTTCTTCACTAATACCAACCAAGGCATCTTTTATCTCTTCTTTAGTCCATTTTGGATAGTCGGAAAGTTTATCAAATCCCATATAAGCATTATAGTACTCAACATAGTTTTTTGCAGATTCTTCTGTTTCGTTTTCTAATGCTCTTTTACTTTGCTTAACTATAAGGTTAGTAATAAGTCTTTTAGCTGTTTGTAACCGTATATTAAGCTCTTTAGTGTTAGCCAATCTATAAACCTCCTTTTGCTAGTTTCTATATGCTACTTCCATAGGTGATATTACTTCATCTTGCTTATCAGGGTCTTTAGCAACAGATATTGCAAGTGCACGTTTAGCATCGTTTCCAAAGAATGCATTAAACGTTCCACTCATTACAGTTAAGTCATCACAACTTATCATAATATAATCTTTAGAACCAGTTTCTCTTGCTGGTTTATCTGGATTTGCACTATCTCTTGCAAGTGAAGCTATAATAAGTCCCATAGAAATATCACTTATATTTACCTTTTTGTTATTTGATATAGTATTATGGAATACTTCTAAATGTGTTTCAAGTGGTATAAGATTTGATATTCCTCCTTTTAGGAATACATTAAACATCTTATAAACAGTCATTTCATCTCTTGGTATAATAGTATTTTCTATTATTACATCTCCTTGCTTATACACAAGTTTATAGTGTGTTTGACTAGGATTAGATGGATGTCCTGGTTTTAAAAGCTCAGTTGGATTTGTGATAATCTCTGTTCCAAGAGTAAATGTATATTTATTATGTGTTTCATTTTCTATTATAGAACCATGTGCAAGTATCTTGTAGTTTGTACCTTCTGGTGTAAGTGCAGTTTTAGGTACATACCAAGTTACGTCTGTTTGACAGTATACTTTATCTACTTTATCGAGTGGGTCATGTTCTATTTTAAATAGAGCTCCTTTTGCTGGTTCTGGATATATGAATTTTTCTAAATCTACTATTCTAAATACATCAGCACCAAGGTTATGTGTCATTTTCATAAACATATTAAGTATTGCAGAAGATACATCAAATACGAACATTCCTATATAAAGGTTATCTCTACCTGCAAGTTTAAATGGTTCTTCACCGATGCAATGTGAACAGAAGTGTCCATTTTTCATCTTACATCTAAGAACATGTCTAACTTCAACTGTTTTTCCAATATACTTATCTACGTTATCAGAAGTTATATAAGTCTCGCTTCTGTTTGGATTTATTACATATTTATACATAAGGTCCACTCTTCTAGCATTACGTATTACAACACCTTCTTTTGTACCACAGTCACCTTTTATACCTCTTATATTTTGCATTGAGTTTGATATTTGTTTAAGAAGTGTTCCAGCAAGTGCTGTCTGTTTTGCTCTTGATATAGCTCCAACCATTCCAACGTTTGCAAGTGCTGGGAAGTGGACTGGTTTTACACCATCACCAAGTGAATCAAGTATAATAGCTGTTCCTCCACCTATCATAGGTAGACCACCCATTGCTATATTCATGTTTCTAAAGTGATTATCCATTTTACCAGAGTTTTTAGACTCATACATTTCCATCATTGGGTCATCTTTAAACTCTTTTTTAGCATCTTCTACTAGTCCATCTATAGTTTTATTTAAAAGTTCTACATCTTTTTCATTTTCAACTTGTTCTTTAACTGCATTTAGTGTCTCATCTCTATGCTTATCAAATTCTTCATTTGACAGAATCATACTATTTGTAACATTTGCATTATATAGATTTGAAAGTCTTAAACCAAACTCTGTATATCTATCAAGTACCATTTGTAAAACTTTTGTGTCAGTTATTTTATCTTCTATAATATAATCTTTTATTTTAATTACAAGATTTTCTATTCCATCTCCATATAGTGGAGTAAGTACTAAATCCCATACTTTATTATCCCAAAGTGAAGCAAATACTACTTTATTTATTATAAGTCTTCCAACTGTAGTAGTATATGTTTTACCAAGTCTTTTAAATGTAACATCATCATATAATGATACAAGTGGTCTTTTTCCTAATTCTTGTACACATGTGTAATGAGTTAGTGTTGATATAGATATTTTACCATCTTTAAGATTAAGTATATAATCTATAAATTCATGTTTACTATCCCACGATTTCTTTGGTGGGTCATATTTCTTTCTTTCCCTTGTAAATGTATACATTAGTTGGTCAGCATCTTTTCCTACTTTGTTCATAAACTTACCAGAATAAGTAAAATGCTGAAGTAAACTATCGTTAATTCTATGAGCTTCTTCAACTGCCTCTTTTGAGTTAAGAGGAGAATTAGAAGTTTCATCGCCATCGTGATCTATTTTTATTACATGAATTCGTTAGTTTCATGTGCTACTATTTCAAGTAGACTCTCTAGCTTTCACTAGACATTACAGTTATCTGTAAGGTGCATAGTATCTGGCATTTACTATGCATGATTAGACTAAATCAATCCCAATTTCTTGGGTGTGTGCTTTTCCCAGACACTTGTCCAGTACTCTCATTTCGGAGATAGTCGTTGAACTTCTATTTAAGAAGTGCTGATTTTCCATTGTATCGACCTAGAGTGGGTATTATACCTTTTCATTTAAACTCTAGTTATCATCCTCTAACTTATTTCTGCTCACGCTCCATTACTGGCATAGAGGCTTTAGGAGTTCCCAGCTTTTAACACACTTTCAATCTCACATTACTGTAAGAAGGGGCAACCATTTTACCATTGAACCCAATTACTACTCCAGCAGCTATTCTTGTAGCTGTCTCAAATAGTCTTTGGTCATAGTTATTTCTAATGAAATCATTTACATAAGGATAGTCTTTATATTCTACACCAAATACTTTACATTTTTTTAAATATGTAGGATATAAAGATAAAGGTACTGGTCTTAAATACTGTGTTGATAATGTTGAGTCTGTTGGGAATCTAGTTATCTTAACAGTACGTTTATTATAAACATCTGCATAACTCTCTAAGACTATATAAAAGAATTCAAGCCAAGAAAGTTCTTTATCTTCTGTTACATAACGTTTAGTTTGTGGGTCCCACACATCTATTGGAATAGATAGTGGTCTAAATGTTCCGTCTGCACAAACTGCTGGAAAACCTGTTATCTTATGATGTGGGTCTTCAAGCTTTTTGATTTGCTCTCTTAGATATTCCTTATCATAAACTATAAGCATATCAGTTGTAACATCGTCATCAAAACATCCTCTATCATATAAGTCTTTGATAAAGTCTATTGAGTTTTTAATAACTGTATCTAAAAACATTCCAGCAAGTAAGTGTACTGCCATTCCAGCTGACCTACAGTCTATTTTAGATTCTCCTATCTCATCATGTCTATATACATTAGTAAGCATAACTGTACGAGAAGAGAAGTCTACTGTTCTTGCCATAGTTTTCTTTCTTGCTGCTCCATTTGGACCAAGAAATCTTTCTCCAAGATAGTCAAATAAATCCATTACTTTATTTTGAAGTGCAATAGCTCCTTGTTCAAAGTTATTAACTATCATGGAATACTTAAGTATATCTTCTAAGTATATGTTAAGTTCATCTTGTGTTACTGTGTCTTCTGTAAGTTCTTGACGCATAAATACAGGTCCTACCCACTGATGGTGAGTAAATGTTTGGTCACGGTTAAGTTTTGACATAACACGTTTAAGTTCAACATTTGCATACTGACCTGTCTTTTGAAGATATTTCTTTTTATCTATTTGGTCCCAGTGGTCGTATAACCATTTAGGACCTGAACCTATGTCCATAAGTTCATGATGTATTTTTGGGTCATATTTCATAAGAAGTCCGTCATATATAACAAACTGCATTTTAAAATCAGTACAGCATTTATACATAGTTGAATCTACTCTACGAAACATATCAAGAATAGATGGTCTCATAACATAAGTTCCAAGGTTTATTACTCCACATCTTGATTCCTTTTCTCTTTCTGTTACTCCAAATATCTTGGTAGAGAACAGTCCTCCCTCGGACTTCTTATTAGTACTATCTACAATACCAACTTTACCTGCTCTTATATAAGCAGGTATGTCAATATCAAATACTCTCATATATTTCACCTCTACTTATTAAATAACATTCCCTTGAGTTCCTCTTCTGTATAGCCAAATTTTGGTTTAGATGGGTCTCTTGGTACTATTGGTTTTAAAGGAGGCATTCCTTTATCATAGTAAATATCATCTGTAACTCTAGTTAGGAAGTTAATATTAGGATGCATATCATTTCCACTAAATAACATACCTTGTGGATTAAGTCTTGCTATTTCTGCATCTAACATCTTATTTCTTTCATCTTTACTAACTGGAATTCTAGGTATAGTTACATCATCAGGAATTCCTACGCTTCTTCTATAATCTAATTCTTCATCTGAGTATCTGAAATTTCCATCTTCTCCTATAATAACATCATTTTTCTTTTCTTCAGGAGGACTACTAGGGTCATAATCTGAATATGTTAATTTTGCAAGTTTCTTTCTACGTTTTTCCTGTGCTTCACATAACATTCTCCACATTCCTTCAACTATAACAAGTTTTTCAATAAGTTCCTCTGTTGTACTAGCTATTATAGGATTAGTTCCTATATCTATATAATCTTTACTTATAGGACCTGCTGGACCAACATGTTCATAGTCATTTAATATAGATTGAAGATAGTCAACTCTATCTGGGTCAAACTTTCTTATGTGTATTAAGTAGTTATTAATAGTAGATAATCTTTGTGCAAGTTTTTCCTTTTTATCCATTCCTTTATAAGCTACAAGTAGTTCTTCTACTATCTCAGGTTTAGTCATAGAGTTTATTACATAACCTGTTTGATGTATGAAACATTCAGGAATCTTTCTAACATCTGCATCTTTATATAAGGAATTTTTGATAAATTCAGGAAATCTTCTTATATCCTCATTTACATCTATATCAAATTTATCAGTTCTAAATTCATATAGAACTTCTTTTTTAGAGAAATTATCTCTTCTTGCAAGTTTGTGTTCTTTTAAGTACCAAGAATAATTAATTCCTCCATGTTGGTCTATAATTTCAAATACTCTTTTTGCATATTTTGTTCCATTAAGCATTGCTCTGTCATCTGGGTCTAGTCTTCCAGAACATGCACGTATAATCATATTCATTTCATCAAATGTAATTCCATCTATAAGTTTATCATCATCTAAATATATACCGTTAAAACTATTTCTCTTTTGAATAGTGTGTTTAAGTTTCTTTTCAAACTCAGTATCTACTATGTCAGGATTACAGTATTTTCTAAATATTGCTCTATTTGCTTCTAGAGTAAGAGATAACTTATATGTTTCTAGGAACTTTACATAATTATTATATGCTTGTATTTCTTCTGCATTTGTTGTAAATAGAACTAAATCAATCATAAATTGAGGCATTAAATATTCACACGTTGCAAATGCTGCATCTAAATCTTTATAGAATCTATCTCTATAAGTTAGAAGCTTTTCTCTAGTAGATTGAATCTTTTTAGTATCAACAGCTATAAGCATAGCATGAATATATTCTTCAACTGTATGGTTTAGTTCTCCTTTTATATCTTCAATAGTTTCAGATAAGTCTTGGTCCATAAGAGTTTCTCTTGCTATTTCCATAAACTTTCTTACATTTGGTCTTAATACATTTTCTTTTATGTGTAAGAAAATGTGACTTCTGTCTATATAAAACATAAGTTGTGCAAGTATAAAGTTTGATGTAGCACTAACTATTATAGTTGCAATATCATCAAGAGAGTTATAGATTCTTCCCATTTGATACTTCATGTCTATAAGTTGCTCTTTCGTAGTATAAGCATATGCAGATACATCAAGACTTGATGAACTTTGAATATAACTTTGTATTACATATTGTGTATTTCTAAGAAGTGTTTCTTCTAGTATTTTCCAATCAAGTCTTTGTGCAGGTGGTGGTAGCATAAGATTATCTATTATTCTATATGCATTCTTTTCTTTATTAAAAAGAGTTCTATAAGTATTATATCTTACTTCTCCATATCTAAATGGTTCATTTTGTGTATCTTGTTGATACATCGCACTTATATAATCTTCTTTAACATATCCATATTTTACACCAGACACAAATCCTTGCTTTCTTTTCTGTGCCTCTTGTTCAGCAAGGTAAGCATCATTCTCAGCTTTTATTTTAGCTTTAAGAGCTTCTACTTCTTCTAAAGATATTACTTTAACTTCTTCCATATTATAATCCTCCTTGAATTCTAATCCTCTTCTATTTTATCTGTTGTATAGAGTACTCCTTCTTGAAGTGTTTCATTCTGTTTCATATTATCAAATTGAGCTTGTGTTAAAGACTTAATAAATGAGTAATCGTCAGAACGCACAAGTTTATCCATATCTGGAACTTCTCTTCTTAGTGTATCAGACTCTAACTCTGCTTCCTTTTTAACTTGTGTTGTAAGATTAGGAAGTATACTTGTTAGTTGAGATTCTGGATATAAAACCCAATCTGGATTTTGTGAATAACTCCATACATTCATACTTTCAATGGTTATTCCAGATGATTTCTTATTTCCTATACTCATTTTAATATAATAGTAATTATTATGTGTATCTTTTACAAGTTCAAATACTATAGAACCTAGATAACTTATTCCTACTTTATTTGTACCTAAATTTAAAACTCCAGTATTACTATTTCCTTCTATAAAACTTTTACTTATATAAAAAGCAGAAACAGATGTAAGCTTTTCAGTAGGTTTAGAATTATCTTTAAAATTATAAGATACTCTTATTTCTAATTCTTTAGGTAAAGTACTAGTTGGAACTTTAAAGTAGAATGTATCATAATTTCCAGAGTAGTATTTAGTATTTTCTAGATTGGTAAGTCTACTTTTAATTGATTTTAAAGTAGTATTAATAGAATTTATACCATCCATAATAGTTGATATATCAGTTGACGGGTGCAATTTTATCTCTGATTGCATTAATACTTCTTTAAGAATTCCAATTAGTTCTTCTTTCTTTATTACTAAATAATCAGTTTTCAATAGGATAACCTCCTTTATAAATTAATTAAATAAACGGGTAAAATTGTTTCAAATTGGGGTACTTGTTGTTGATTTTATAGGTATATATGATAAGGTGTAATATAATTTATTAGGAGGTTTTATTTATGAATGATTATTTAGTATTTCTTTTAGCTTTAATCTTATTTATGTTATTCTGTTATTTTTCATTTATTGGTAGTTTGTTTTTAGCTTTTGGGATAACTCTAGGATTCTTCGGAAAACTAGGGTGGGTTGGAGTTTGGATGTTATGTGAGTATGTATTATTTAAAAAGAAAGGGGGTAAATAATAAATGTCTATCTACATTATTATTAAAGTTTTATTATGGGTTGTATTTGGAGTATGTTTAGTTATTAACGCTGACACATTCTATAGGTATATAATGAAATACTGGGGTAAAAAATAAATGTTCTCTCCTATACCCAAACATATGAGTATAGGAGATTTTATTTTTTATTTTGTTTCTTTTGCCATCATAGATTCTGTTGCTTCTTTTTTTCTCTTTGCTTCATCAAGTATCTCATCACTACCTGTAACAAGTACATCTGAAACGTTCATTCTTTCCATTATAGTATTCCAAATATAAGGTTTAACTTCTTGATAAAGTTCATTATCTTCATATTTGCTTTCATAGATACCCTTAAGTGCTTCAAGTGTATCTCCTACTTCTTTTAATGTTTCACTTTGTTTAACATTATTATCACGAACTAGATATGGTGGTAAATATTCAACTGTTATGTCTTTTACATCATCTCCACCTCTTAAATGAAGAAGCCTTGTAGCTCTATCACTTGCAGGTCTTGCATTACGTCTTTGTTCATGAAATATTTTACTTGTTTGTATTTCATCTAAATCTGCAAGTTTACGTGCAAGTTCTATTCTACCATCTTCTGATGTAAAAAGTGCTGAATTAAATCCAACTATAGATGTAGCTTCAGTTTCCCATTGTCTCATCATATCTTTTTCTATTCTAAGTTCATATCCTGGTATTTGTGTATGTTGTACTATATCGTCAGTTCCTTGAGATTGGTATACTATAGTTTCAGCTGTAATACTTTGACCACGACCGTTAATACGTCTTAATCCACCACGTGTCATTTTATGTGCTGCAAACTGTCTCATAGCATTATTAACACCAAACATTCCTCCACCATCGTTAAGTCCAGATTGTACTTTAATAACGTTTATAGGTTTACCATCATGTATTACCCATGCAAGGTATGCTTCATTTGCTATTATTCTAAAGTTAGCTGGAACTCTTGCTTTTTGGAAGAAGCTTTCACCAAATCCTTCATTTGTATTACGAGCAACATGTAGTTCACTTGCTGGTATAAATGATATTCTAGATAAATTTACCATATTGTAATTTGCTATATCAGAATAACTCATAGAGTTTGATAAATCTTGGTCTTCTATTATCTTTTGTATAGTATACATAACATCAGCATTTTCACGTAAGAACTTTGTACTCATATTTTTTTCTATAAGTGGTCTTAAGTAGTCTGAGAATATAAGTCTTCCTACAAGTTCTTCTTGAGAACCAGCATATTCATATTCAGAATCCACAAGATTCATAAATGCTTGAGGTTGAGTCATAAACTGTCTTGTAAGTAGTAAATTCCTCATAAGTTCATGACTGTGTGTTATATAGAATGCTCCAAGAACACGTTTACCTGGCATAACAGGTATTGCTCTTTGTCCATCTAGTATTTCAACTACTCCTCCTTTAACAGAAGCAAATAACTTTTCTATTCTTCCATGAGGTATTTGCTCTTTTACAGTAGTTTCATCAGGTTCTTTTATATTATCTCCTTGTGCAATAGCATTATCATTTACTTTATCTTGAGATATTATTTGTTTTCTAGGTGGTTTTGGAGCTCCGTCTCTATGATTAAGAAGATAATTACTTGCAACAGCATCTGGCATAGTTCCTACTTCAAATGTTTCCATACCTATTTGCTTATAATCTATATCAAGAAGTATTGCAGTATCATAGAATAACTGTTGTACTTCGTTTTCTATATAAGGTTTATTTATAAATCCATCTTCAGTAGATTCAAAACCTCTTGATATATGGTTTATATTAAAATTATCAGGAAATTGTGTATTATAGATATCATCAAATGATATTCTATCTAATATATCATTATTTTCAAGTACTGATTCTATTCCTATAAACTCACTATTTGCTGATTCTGTACCAAACGTTGATATAGTATGTAGTCCAGCATAGCTATCTCTTAGTGCACCAAGTATTTCATTTGCTGTTTCATCTGAAAATCTCCCTGCATCTGTAGAAATACCATATGTCATATTCTTTATAAGTGGTGTTCCATCTGCATCACGACTTCCGTGTACAGTTTTAGACCTGTAATCAAGTAGTTTTTCAGTTCCACCCGTTACATAACGTTCAACAAAATCCATAAAAGATTCATTTGCAAATCTTGTAAGTTCATATTCATATCTTTTTGATTTAGCAGAAAGTTCAGTTACTCTATCAACCTTTGTTTCTACTAAAGATTCAAATCCACTTATTTGCTCAGATGTATAACCAAACTTCTTAAGATGATTTTCAGTCATGTATATACCTTGACTTGCAAATAAAGTAGTAGTTTCAAATCCTTTTTGATGTGGCTTTTCAGGTCTTGGTATAACATCAGGAAGCTTAGCTATTCTTACTATCTTTTCTTTCTTAAGAGTTTTATTTACTTTAGTTTTCTTAAGTAAGAATTTAATATATAGTTCTTTTAATACCTTTCTAAACTGTACATATCTTACAAGAGCCATACCATCACGTCTTTCACGCTTTCTTATATTTACTTCTATATCAAAAAAACTTTCTAGGTTTACAGAGTTTGCTCTTGTAGGCATAAGAAGTTCATTAAATCTTGCAATATCATTAACATCTGTTATTTCTGCTCCAGATTTATCATAATATTTAAACGGAGTTTTAGATGATGCAAGTGGGTCTCCTGTATAAGAACCATTTACACAACTATCTATAAAAAGTTGTAATGATTCTTCTAATGCTGGGAAGTTTTCTCCAAGATATATATTTTGGTCAACCATACGAATAAATGCATGGTTACCATTAGGCATAAATGAGTTAAGTGTTGCAGCTGCAGCTGTTATTCCGTCTGCTAGTTCATCTTCTAGACTATATCCAGATAGTCTTCCTTTTTTTAAATCTTTAAATGTAAATAGAGTACCTGTATCTAAATTTATATTTCTTGACGTTATATTGAGTTCATTTGGGTCAAGATTTTTAAGAACAGTATCAGGCATTTTAGTTATATGTTCGTTTCTTTCTTTTATAACATTATCCACATTTTCTAGGTTTCTTTCAACTGCTTTTACAGTATTATCAAGACTAGATTTTACAAGTTCATTATTTTCTTGTGGACTTTTTTCTTTTTCTTCCATCTATTATTACCTCCTGGATTATATAAATTAAACGGCAAAGTTGTTTCCAACTTATGGGTATAAAAAAGGAAGATACCCGAATAGTAGATTAATACTATTCGGGTTTATATTTAGATTAGTCTTCTCCAAACTGTTCTTTTACATCTTTTTGTAATTCTGCTATAATTAAGTTATCTTGTACTTTATTCCAGTCTACTTGCCATTTCTTTACAAGTGTTATTACTTGCTTAGAACAGTCAACAAATTTCTTAAGAAGTTGCTGATTAAGTCTTATAACACTCATAAGAAGTTGCTGTCTTTTTTCTTGGTCTGGAAAGTCTGCTGCAAAGTAAGGTAACATTATTTCTGGGTCTTTTTGTATAAGTTTTTCATACATTGCAAAATCTGTATTAAATATTTTATCATTCCATTCAGCAGCTTGCTCAATACAGTCAAAGTATTTAAAGACGGAATCAAATCCTTTTGCTATAAATAAATCAACTATATTCGTAGTTTTAAATTCTTCTGGTCTTGTATCTCCTTCTGGTGCAACAGGAAGAAGTTTATCTCTTTCTAATACATAATTAGTTATGTATCTATCTGTTATCAATTGAATAACTTTGTTAACTTCTTCGTATGTAAACTCTTGTTTATTACTAGAACCAGTTTCTTTTAAATTATTATTTCCATTATTAAATGCCTCAATAGAATATCCAAGAAGTACACAATAGTTAAGCATCCATACTCCACCTCTTGGGTTTTGTTCTGTATCAAGTGAAGATATTTGTGTTAGTTTCTTTTTAAGTGTATCAAGTACTCTTGCTGTATTCCCAACATTTATTACAAATTTAGGAACTTTTGTATAGTTTTGCATATTAGTTCTCATTTCTTGTGCTTGAACTTCTGGGTCTTTTTTAACTAAATCTTTTTTCTTACCAGTAAATACTCTTATAACCCAGTTCTTTATAGATTCCCATATACTTTTAAAGAAATCAATTATACCTTCAGTTCCAATATAATCAACAGATTCTGGTCCTGCACCCCAGTTAGCAATCTTTTTATCTCTATTTAATCTTTGTACTTCTTGCATATCATTCTTTGCAATTGCATCTGCATATTTGGCTACTTCATCATCTGGAACTTCAGCAAGTTTTTTACCTTTAAACTTATCAGAAACCCAGTCACAAAGTTTTTTAATCCAAGAAACTTTACATATAATTGCTATAAATCCAGCTTTAACTTTTCCAAATGCATTACCTATTTTGGTTCTAAACCATTTCCACACTGCTCTTCCATAACCAGCTAATTTACTAAATAAAGCTTTTATAGCAGCCCAGATACGTTTAAATATTCCTTGTTTTTCTTTAGGAGCTTCTTTTTCTTCTTTCTTTTCTTCCTTTTTCTTTCTTCTAAATAATGCTTCCATTCCTGATACCATCATAGATGCATCAAAGTATATTCCTTCAAACCCTGATTGAGCTTCAGACATTTGAACCTCAGAGTCAAAGCCTAAAAGCTCTGACTCAACTGATTCAAGTGCAAAAAGTTTATCTTCTTTGGGTTTAAACGAAGTAATGTTTTCAAGTCCATTTAGACTGAAATCAAATTTCATTATTTACCTCCTTAAATTTCTCCAGAAGACATAACTACTTTTTCTGGAGCATCTTTATCTTCTTTAGATATATAAGATTCTATTTCAGATACAGAAGCTATAAGCTTTCTAGAGATATTAGAAAGTTTAGTTCCACAATCTCTTAACATAGATAATATATCTTTTGCTTTTTCAAGTCTTACTTTATCATCTCTATTTTCTAAGAAACCTTTAAGTAGTTCTGAATCAGCAGCATCTCCTCTATCTAAAATATCTTTTATATATTTATATTGACTTTCAAAGTTTTTAGAGAAAGTATTTGCAAGTTCATTAAACATATCTAAGAATTTTTGAAGATATTCAAACTGACTATCTTTGTATGCATCATATACTGTATATTGAGATACTTCATTATAGTGAATAGAGAATAACTTATCATCTCCGACAGATAGAACTCTTTTAGCAGTAAGCATAGTTTGTTCTATCATAGCTTCATTATCATAGTCTTTGCTTTCACTTAACTCTTGTGCAGCAGCTTTATCTTGTTGCATTATAGCTATTACACTTGTATAACTTCTTAAATAGTTTATTAAGCTTTTAATATTTCCTCCACTTGTAGTAGCTTGATATGGGTTAGTTCTTTTAAGTATATCAAGAACATCTACTGTTGAAGTTCTACCTCCATTTTCAGCAAACATAACCTGTGCTACTCTCATAGCTCCTGCTGCTCTTTTAAGTTCATCAGGAGTTCTATATTTATTTACAAGTCCTTTAATATAGTTAACTACTTTCTTTTTAAGTCCACTAAAGAATCCAGATATAGCTTTCCATATAGCAAGTCCTTCTGTTCCAACAAATTCTTCAGATTCAAAACCTACTCTATTTGCTTGTATTTCTTTTACTATTTCAGCTTCAGTTTGTGCAGTTCCTTCTTCAATATCAGCATCTGTTATATCTCCATTAGGTTTCTTTCTAAGTATAAAATCAACTGCTTTCTTTGCCCAAGCATGTCTTGCTAAGAAAAGAATATATTTAGTTCTTATTCCTTCTTTAATAATACCTAATTTTCTTCCTATCCATCTAAAGAAGTTCATAAAGAACTCTCCAATTGCTTTAAACATAGCTTTTATTTTTTCCCAAAGCTTTTTATACCAAGGTTTATCAGAAACTTTATCTACTATAGTTCCTTCAGCTTCTGTTCCTACAGAGAAATCAAGTGCTATCTTAGACTCAACTTCATTTCTTCTAAATTCATCAAGAGATTCAAACATAGCAATTTCATATGTTTCTGCCTCTAATCTTGATGTTAATGATTCTAAATCACTTTTTGCATAGTTTATATTACTTGCTTCAAGATTATTTAAACTTTCAAAACCTGCAAGTGTATAACCAAATTTCATAATCTTATCACTCCTTTTTCATGAGTAACAAAAAAAAAACACTCGTGATGTTAATTCTTGTAACTATTAGTATTTCTTAGCATCTATCATTACTTGTTGTAATGCTTGTATCATAGTATCATTTACTAGTACTATGTATTTAAGTATTTCAACACCATTTGATATTTGTTGTTCAAGTTCTGAGAAATCAAGTCCACATCTTTTAAATCCTTTTATTATAGAGTTAAATTCTTTTAACATCTTTTTAACATCTGATGTTTCAAGTGATTTCTTAATAGCTTCTTCATTCTTAGCCATCTCTTTAAGTTCTTGAACTATTTTAACTTTTTGTTCATATGTAACACTTTGTCTTACTTTAGTTTGCTTAATAAATTGATTTATAGAGAATACTCCTTGTCTTTCAGCTATAGCTTCTAAATCTTGTGTTATATTTTTAGATTGAGGACTTACTCCTGATACTTTTTTAACTATGTTAAGACCTTTATCAAGTAAACCTTTAAGTCTTTTTTTGCATTCATCTAAATTTGCTTTAACTGATGTTTCTTCTACTGGATTTGAACTAAACTTCATAGATAATGAAAGTGCAAAGAATACTACAGATATAGCAAATATATAAGAGGCTACTCCAGCTGATAATCCAAATACAACTTGTCCTAAAATTGTAACACCTGGTGCCATAGAAAGCCCAACTAATTTACTTATAGCTGCAGATGATGCAATAACTCCTAAACCAGATAATATAATAGATTTAAAACTACCTATATTACCTTGAAATGATGCACCTAGTACATCTATCATTTTATCATCTCTTGCAAAAGCATCGTAATCTTTAAGTAATTCTTTTGACAACTTTTCTATTTCAGGAAAATTCTTAACTCTAAGCTTAGCAAGATTTACAAGCTTTTGGAAATATTCATAACTAATTTGTACATTTGATGGATTTTGAGATATTTTATCTATACTCATAGCTCTTATATCATCCATCATGTTTTTAAGTTTAGTCATATCTCTAAAAGTAGTAGCATTTCTAAGTGCTCTACCTATAGACGGAAGTATTCCATCATTTAAATAAGCAGATTCAAATCCGAAAAAAGATTCTACAGAAGATACGTATTCAGATTCCCCTCCAAACATAGATTCTAGTGCCTTATCTGCTTCACAGTCACTTAGTTTTTCTAAATCAACTTCATTCATTAAATTAATCCTCCTTTATTTTATTTAAAACCTATTTTTCCTTCTACCATATCCATATTAGATTTATAGTCAAGTAGACTATCTGGTTCTGGCTTCTTATTTAACATTATTCTAGCTCTTATAGCAATATCTGCAAGTATTGCAAGTATCATACCATGTTTATTAAGTCCAGATGTCATACGATTAAGCTCACTGTAGTTTGAGAATATAAGTGTGGGTCTTCTTCCAGTAAGTGTACCTTCTGGTCTTAATCTGTCTGGTAAAACTGTTGATATTTCTGCTTTAAGAGACCTGTCAAGAACTATCTTATCAGCAGAACCAGCATTATCTTTTACAGCAATGTAATATTCAACAAGCATTTTTCCATCCTCAATAGTATCTCCGTTGATTTTTGAGTATCTTCCACTTGTTAGAAGTTGTGGTTCTCCAGATAAGTTTACTTTATTAAAGTTTGAAGTAACACTATCTAGTGACTTTGTGTTCTTTTGTAATCTTTGTTTTTGTGTAACATCCCTTAAGAATTTCTTTACAGAATCACTCATAATAGTATCTTTCTTCATTCTATAATAAACTCTTATGTCAACTATCTTTCCTTTATATTTTGCATGCATTTCTTCTTGTATAAGTGAGTCTGCATTACTAAAAATTGAGTTGATAGTTTCATCATCTGAAAGTTGAGAGTATTTAAGAAGTGTAGTACCAGCATCTACCTCAGAGTATATATCAGTCAATGGGTCAGATATCGTACTGTTCAGGTCAATTGTCCGAGCTACCCTCTTAGCAAGTGGAGTTGCAACAGCTTTAGAAAGTTTTTCAAATATAACACAACTATCTTCCCAACATAACTGATGGTCCATAATAGCTACGTGCTGTAATGATGAAAATGCAAGTCCTATTTTACCATTATTCTTTTTCTTATAGAAGTTTTTATTAAATGCTACAAGGTCTCCTTTTTTAATTACATCTCCAATTTTATAACCTTTAGAAAGAGTAAAATCGTTTCTTAAATAATAACCTTTATCAGAGTTACGATTTATATCTTCAAGTTTAACACCTTCACATGATTTATCTTTGTACTCTATCACTATATAGTCATCATTAACATCTTTAACTTTACCATCCATTTTAGCAAAGTATGCAAATTGTGGTGTCATATATAAAGCTGCTTCATCTGCATGTGTACTTATAGGACAAGTATCGGCTTCTTCTATAGGTAGGATATGTCCAAATTGACCAGAAACCATAATTACTCTGTTGATATGGTCTGAATCTATATATGGAACAAGAGATTCTACAAATGAATACATATTAGATGGATTGAAATCCTTAACTGCTTCTTCAGGAGTAGCAGAATTATAAGTACCAGTTGCATCAGCTATAACAGGATTAAATGGAACGAATTTCTTTATACCTGCTGTTGCAGAATAAGGTGTAGACCTTGTTTCGGTTCCAACATTATGTTCAGCAAATAGTCTTCTATCTTGTGTATATGACCTTTCATCATTTATACCTCCATGTCCTTTAAATGATACTTCAGTACGTTGCATTACTGTTCTTATTGGAGATAAGTCATTACTTTCAACTTTAGATGTAAGCTTATTTATAGTTTGTACAAGTGCATCTGGTGATATTTTAACATCTGGTCTTGAACCACGTTTTACTTTAGCATTAGATGCTGCAAATGCATCTGATATAACTTGATATAAGCATCTATTTATAACTTCATCTGGACCTATAATACGATAGTTTCTTATATCAGAAGAAGTATATGTTTTATAATCTGTAAATAAAGATACAGCATATAACATAAGTCCTATGAAATCAGATGGTATTCCATATACAGAGCATATCCTTTCTGTTATAGGGTCTAAGAAATCCTCTACGAAGTTTTCTATATATAAAGTAGTATTAGAGTTCTTAATATAATCTTGCATTATTACATTTATATCAAGTTTATTATATTGTGTAAAATCCATTTCAAGAAGTGGAGATAAAAGTAGTTCTGCTGTAACAGAGTTATACTTTATAAGAATATAATAATCCTGAAGCTCTAAAACTCCATATACTCTGTTAGTACTAGGTTTTTTATCTGCAGCCATATTTTTAGAATTAACTACTTTATACTCAAGTCCTAGTGTATCTCTTAGTATATTTAGAAGTCCGTCTGTTCCATCTTTTGTAAATAAAGGACATGCTATCATAAGAATAAGTATAATTGGTACTTCTCTTCCCATTACTCTTGCATAAGCTCCGTTTATTCTAGTATGAGTTACATTTTGTGCAGATGTTATAGCTTTTTTAGCATCATCTCCATATAGTTCTTGTAAAAGAGATAATATAAACTTCATAGAACCTGCTTCTCTTTTGTGTCCATTTACATTAACCCACATAGTGTCTTTTTCTGGGTCATGATATACAAGAGTAGTTCCTATATGTCCCATGTATGTTTTATTTCCATCTTTTTTATATCCACGAAAATCTATATCTACATTTTCTGTTCTTATAGATGTAAAATATTTATTAAGTTGTATAAGTGAGTATGATACTCTATTATGATATATAAAATCTCCTAAATCTTTAGTAGTTTTAACTTTAATATCTTTTGTAAGTTCAGACAGTTTCTTTAGAGCAATTACAACAGATTTCTCTTCCATAGATGCAAATGAACCTTGAATAGAACATATCATCTTTTTACCACCAGAAGTAGTTATAATTACATTTTCTCCTGATTTAATAACTGGTTTTGCAGCATTTTGAAAACTTATACGCTTATAAGAACCTCCTATAAATATACGTCCATCTTCTGTAGTTTCTGGAACTTGAAGTTTAAATTCTAGTTCTTGTCCATTATGTGTTTGATATTTAAATGTTTTAAGTGTTCCCATAAATTCTCTATCTGAAATATCTTTGCTTTGTACATCTGTAAGAAGTGCAGGATAAGTATATTTCATAGGATTTTTAACTATGTTATGGAAGTCATCTTCTTTAAAATCAGTCTTATATGATTTAGTGTAAGTATTAATCATATTCTTTGAATAATCTGATTCTGGGTCTATATTTACATCTTCAACTTTAAGAATATGTTTTTTAACATCACTTGCTATTTCTTTAGGTGTTTTAGATGAAGCAACTAACTTTCTTCTAAGTTTTTTAACTTCTGGTGTTTCTACTGCCTTTTTAAGATTTGTGTAGTTATGTACTTCCTGCAAAGATAGAGCTTTTTCCATTTGAGTAGCTTCTTTTTTATCAACTATTTCATCAAAGTACTTTTCATGTGATTTATCTCTTTTAACTATTTTGTTATCTTCTACTTCTTGAGCAATTTGTACTATTTCATCATCTAAATCTTCATCAACTTCATTTATATTACGAAGTGTTTCTTCAGTTAATTTATCTTCATCTTCTTCAATGTTTGTATCTTCAGCTTCATCAAATATTTCAAGATTAACTTTATCATCATAAACTTCTTCATTTAAATCACTTATATCTTCTTCTGGAAGCGATTTATCTTTAAGAATAGTTTTTTCAGCTTTTCTTATATCTTGCTCAGAATCCTCTATGTCATCTGAACCAGCAAAATTTTCAGCGTCATTTATTTCAGTATTTAAATCATCTTCCATCATATTCTCAACTTCACGAACATCTTTACCATCAAGTACATGAAGTTTAGCTAGTATAAATCTTAAATTGAAGTTTTTACTTCTTAGGAAAGTATCATTAAATACTAAACTCATTGAACTTCCTTTTCCATTATCAAATAGAAGTACAACTCCAAACTTTCTCATCCATTCTTTAAATCCCATCATGTCAGTTGCCATCCATTCTAGGAAAAGAAGAAGCGGAGAAAAATTCCTCATAAGTTGTGTAAGTATTATAGAAGTTCTTATTCCTGTATCTTTTAGAAAAGGACCTTTAAAATAAAGTATTCTAAATTTATAAAAGTCTTTTCCTGTTTGTTCAGGAGTAAAAGCTTCTATTCTTGATTTATAAAGTTCTAAACAAGCTTGTCTTATTTTAGTTGTAAGTTTCATATTTTTATCAAGTGTATTATTTTCTATAAGTTTTGTAAGTGTAGACATATCATAGAAAATAGAATCTGCTTGTATAAGAGATTCATTTGATATAATACTTTGAAGAGAATATGATTGCCTTTGAGCTATAATATATCTAATATTTTTAGCATTATCAAGTCTTAATGTTTTAATTCCTATCGGAGCTACTATTCTTCTAGGAACATAATATCTTCTCATTTTAGCTATAAGAAGAGGTGATTTTCTTGTTTTAATATCTTTATATAACTGAAGTGATTCATCCATTGATTTACACATAGAAAATACAAGAGATACTTCAGTTGATGATTTTTCTCCTACGAAAACTTGAGTCTTACCAAGCATACGAATATTACTATCTTTAAGTATAGACCTTGCTTCCATTCCCACAACTTCATTTTGTGGTTTACTAGAGAAAAAAGATTTAGTTATGTTAAAATACATATTAATTCCTCCTTTTAGTTTATATTCAATTGTCAAAATTCGGGATAAAATAAAAGTAAATCCCGACATAAGATTATTTCTTATATCGGGATATTTTATTAAATATAATGTATACATAAAGCACATTCATTTATAAGCTCAGGTTCATCTTTTGATGCCATAAGTCTATCATAAATATTCTTAAAGAATGTTTTATAAAAACCATAGCCTTTATTTATATCTACGTATTCATGAAGTGGAACTTTGTACTTTATATAATTTGCATCTGGAACTAAGATAGGTTTTTCATTTATCTTAGTAAATAACCACACAGGAACAGTCATACTAAGTCCACGTTTTTTACCAATAGTAAATATTCTATCTATTCTTTTATTTACAGCAATATTACTTCTTAGTTTATTATGAATATACAAAAACAGTTCTCCATTTGATTCGTTGAATTCTACTATAAATCCATCTATCTCAGTTGGAGAAGCAGGTGGAGTAGTTGGGTCTTTAGTTTTAAATACAAGTTTTATTGCTGTTGAATCATCATAATTAAAGTTAAAGTTATCGACTTTAAATAAACTAGGATTTACATTCTCAACTAAATTAGAATGTATCTCAGCTCTATCTTCGTCTGAATAGAATTCTAAGTTATCGTGTTTATAAATAACTTCTTGTGTAGCAGCTGTTTGGTCAAGAGGATTATTTTCTTTTAGAAGTTTATATCCATCTATTCTTATTCTAAATTTACCACTAGATTCAAAATTATGACTTGTTACTAGAACTAATTGAAGTTTATCTTTTTCTGTATTTCTTCTTATGTATATTTTTTCTATATGATTTCTTATTGCTTTATTTGCAATAAAAATATCATTTATAGAGTTATCTTCTGGGTCCGTACTTACAGTGAAACTAAATGCAGTTTTATCTGTTTTAGATAAAGCTCTATTTGTAAAAGTTATATCTCCTACTACTTCTACTACAGACCTATCATTTATTTTAGTTATAGTTTTATCTACTGGATTTAGCTTAACTGTATCAAATGTATGTTCTACTGTGTTATTTCCATTTATTTCAAGTTCATCTGTAAATGAACCTCTTCCAAGTTGAGAATAAACTTGTTCTAGTGCATCTATTGTAATATACTTTGTATTTACTGTTTTTAAATGAGCTTTTATGTAGTTTATGTCTTCTTGTAACTGATCATCTAAAACTGTCATATTAACAGATGCAGTTATTATGTAGGTAAATGTATCGCCAGCAGTTCCAGTTACAGTAACTTTAGTATCTCTTGCAAATGCTATTGCAAATATTTGATTCTTTACAAGTACTCCTCTTCCAGATTGATTTGATACTTTATATTGGATATCATTTTCTGATTTATTCTGAAGTACAAAGAGTGCTCCTTTTGGTATACTTACTACTGTAGGTACAGTAGTAAGTACCTTATCTTCATGTACTGTTTGAATATTGAAATTAGTTTGATTTATAACTTCAGAAACTATAGCACCTGCAAGACCTCCATTTTCTTCAGCTACATACATATAAGAATTAGTAGGAAGTACAGAAGATAGATAGTTTTTAGAAGTTAAAATTATAGCTCCATTTGTATCAGTAGGTGGAGTATCTGTATCTTTTATTTTTAAATATACTTTAGAGTTTGGTATTACAGATATATTTTGAACTGTAAAGTAATATTTGTTAGTATTATTTGTTAGTATCTTCTTCCACATCATGTTTTATCACCTCAACTCTCTCAGCATTCCATTTCATAGGATTTAAATGTTTTAACTCTTGTGTTTTCCACATAATATCAAGTGCATAATTTTCAGATATCTCTAGCTCATCTTCTGATTTATCTTTTGTCCAATCATATCCCCAATATCCACCCATAAATGAGTATTTGAAATTATTAGATGGTGCTTTATATCTAGCATAATCATTCATATATGGAACTATTTTATCTTCTTCATCTTTATATCCTTCACATCCATATACATGAAATGTTCTACTACAGAATTCCTCTATAAGTTTATCATTATCTTTTTCGTATAAGAAAAAAATAGTAGACGGAATAGAGAATTCATAATCTGAATGAATAGATTTTCCTATGTACTCAAAAGATATATTTACAGGTTCATCATATTTAGAATATTCTTTTAATGTATCTTGTGATTTTATTACAGCATTGTAGATATCTTTTGAATAAGTAAGTATCTTTATGTTCTTATATTTACCCATTTGTAAATCTATAATATTTGTAATATCATTTGGATATATTATTTGGTCCTCTTTTTTATTAAGTATATTAAAATGAACATTGAACTTCTTTATCCTTTTATAGAATACATTTGCATTAAAATACCCATAATAAATATGTTTTGGTAATTCTTCACCTTCTGTTTTTGAATGTATCATAATAATAAGTGTATCAGATTTTACATATTTGCCTTTAGTAAGTAAACCATTTACATAACTCATGTTTAAAATCCCTCCTAAGCTCTTTTATTTTTATAAGACGAGGAATTGTATCAATTAAAGACGAAAAAAAGAATAGTTATATTTCAAACTATTCTTTTAATGTTGTAGACTAGATATCTACAACATCATCTGATGGAGCTCCTTTTAGCTCCAATTCACTAAGTCTATTATTTATTTGACTTATTTGATTTGCATTAGATATACCTTTATAAATGGCATACCCAATAGCTCCGACAGTAATAGCAGCAGTGGCATAAGTTGCCCACTTAACTATTTTATCTTCTGATTTAACTCCTTGTTCATTTAATACTTCTAAAATTCCATCCTTTTTGTTTTCCATATTAATTACCTCCTAAAGTTATTTTATAATATATTAATAATAACCATTAATTGATTATTACACTTTATTATATATATTCATTAAAACAGTTAGAAATACTATATTTTGAAGACTTTACGAAGGATAAAAATGCGAAAAAAAATAAGACCTCTATACCAAACCTAGATAATTAAATCTAAGTCTGGTATAAAGTATTTTAAGATATGATGAATTAGAATAAGTCTACTTTCTTAGAATCCCCAGTTGTAATTCTATTATTTGTTTGGATTCCTTCTATATTTTGTCCAGTCTTTTCTATAACCACAGTTGGGTTCATATCACTAGATTCTAATACAGGATTTCTAGAAGCTATTGAAGTATAACTTCCTACCAAGTCAATATTCTTTTCCTTGAATATCTTAACTACATTTTCAATTGCTTTAATGTATTTCTTTGTAGAAATTACATTATATTGAGCATTGATGTAGTTCTTATTGATTTTAGAGCTAATATTTTGAATTTCTTTATTAGCTTCAGTAGGTGATAAACTACCTCTGAAGTTTGCAAGCATTGTATTTTCAACTTCTTTAGTAATTTCATTACCAGTCAACGCAAGTGCATGTGCAAGTCCAATTTCAGGAATTCCTGAGTTAAGAACAGCTGGGTTAGTTCCTAATGTAATATCCACATATGTTCTCATTGCAAGTGCAAGTTTTTGGATTTGCATATTTTGTTCAAGTAATTTTTGTAAAGACTTTTGTTCTGGTGCTATAGGGAACCACATTTTAACTGGGTCTCCTTTTACTGGAATATACTTGTATTCAGCTAAAGTCATTTTAACAGTAAATTTACAATCTTTACCATCCTTGTCTTTAGCAGGAAGCTCAATATCCACTTCTTCAGTCTTTCCAGTTTCTTCTAGGTTTTGTCTGTCCATATAAGGAGTTCCATCACCTGTGTAAGCAATTGGGTATATAAAAGATTCCCCAGTTACTGTCTTTTTGAATTCTTCTTGAGCGTAAGCCCATTGGCTTGGCCCGATTGCTGCAGCTTTGTTCATAGTACTACCTCCATAAAAATTTATTTTAACACTCTTATATCGCATGCAAGAATTAAGAATGTTATTTGATTTGATTCACATTATAATTTATAATAGTTGATAAATAAGCTTTTAGATAAGAACATCAAGATAAATACCTAATTAAGTATTTTGGTCAATAACACTATATTTATATTTGATTTTATTTCATGCAATATATGGATAGATAATTTACTATTATATTAATTGCCGATTTTTCCGTAGTGGTATTTAAACTTGATGTTCTCTAATGTTGTAAGATTTATATTAGCTAAACGTGCAATAAAGTCTAATAGTCCTCTTACATTCAAAACTTGTTATTTATTTTTAGGTAAAAGTGCATTAAGTTTTTTAGCTTTAAAAGCTTTAGTCATTCCCTTCATTGCACCTAGGTTTTTAGACAGTGCCTTACCAACCATATCTCCTGTTTTCTTACCTACTGGAGAGTTTTTATGTAAATCCTCAAGAGCTGCATCGCTTGCTGTTTCTGTATCTCCTTGCTGTCCTATTTCATCTTGTATTCTAAATCCTTTAAGTCTAGTATAAGAATAATCTCCACTACTTATCACAGTTTTAACTCCCATAAGTCTAAACTCACGTCTTCCTTGCTGAGAATCTGGATATATAATAACTGTAAAAGGAGAGAATTTATCATCTACAAATCCTTCAATTAAAAGCTCAATGGTTTCATATTTAATATTTCCATCTTTTGGAAGTGTTTCTTCATCTGTTGTTTTCTTAGTAGTATCTTGCTCTCTTGATATATCGTATTCTGTATTTGTAATTTGTGATGATGCATTCACAAATACCTCAGTTTTAACAAACGAAAGTCCTACATCTGTTTGAATCTTAATATCATCTGCTTTTATGGTAACACCAAACGACCTTGGACTTATTTGTACTATCTTATACCCTTTAAAATCGTATTCTGACCTTACTGGATATATAGTAAACGTGTTATTATAGTCCTCTACTATTATATTATGATTTGTATCTGTATTCATAAAGCAGAATAAACCTCTATAAATATAATAGAAGTATTTAGTTCTATAAAACCCTATTTCCTTATCAAGTAAATCAACTACATCAAGAAACGGCATATTTGCTATAGGTGGAAATGTTTTTATTGGTTTATTATTCTCAAACGGAGATATAACACATTTCATATCTGGATTATATTCACTAAATAGTTTTACAAATATATCCATCGGAGTTGCTCCCACTGGAATATGAGTATTTTTGGGAAATCTGGTATTAAACGTTAACTCTGAAGTTTGGAATATATACATAGAAAACGTTTTAAAATGTGCTCTAAATTCTTCATCAAGTGTTGTACTAGGTTCATTTTCTTTACCTTCTTCAGTTCCAGTTTCTGTTTCTATCAAAAACCCTCTATACATTCCTGGAAGTATAGGCTCATTACTATTTCCTTTATTAAGTTGCATATCATAGTTTATCATAACTTTATAAAGTCCTTTAAACTTCCCTACATCTACTTTCTGAGTATTAAGCATTCTATGAAACTTCTCATCTCTACATGTAATACTAAGTATTCTAACTGGAAAATCGTTTCCGATAAAATCCTCTTCTATCATAATATTAATAAGGTCTTTATCTCCTCCACGAAACTTAACTCCTCCTATATCTACATATAAGAAATACGGAGTTGCAAAAAACCCTTCTGCTTTCTCAAATGCTTTAAGTTCACTTCTTGCATCTTCATTTGCAAGTTCAATATGTTTATCAAGAGCACCAAGCTTACTTTGTGATGCTACACCCATAAGTTTATCAAGTACTTGACCCATAATAACCTCCTTTATAATTTGCGGAAAAAATAAAATAACTTTCTATCACTTATTAATTGATGTATCTTAATAAATGATAGAGGTTTGTGTAAACGATAGCAAATCATTAAGCTAAAATTCTATTAGGAGGTGTTTAAAATGCAAGAAAATAATATCCAAATTCTTATTTTAAACCCCGATGTCAATGAAAGACATAATGTAGCATTTCGTTTCTATAGATTGCTAACTTGTTGTGTTATGTTAAATAAGAATATACCAAAGTGATAATAAAATAATATTAAAATATTTTAGAATATAGTGGGAAAATGAATACAAAGTATATTCTTATTTAGGAAGTGTATTGTAATTAAATAGGAAATTCTTATGAAATTTAAGTACCATGTTAAATATTCACTAAAGTTTACACATATACTATTTGTTAGCCTATACTTAAATAAGCTTCGCCGCCGCCGCAATATACTTAGTTACATGAGACAAACTCTTTCTTTTACATATACGTAAAATCGGCGGAATATTCTTATACTAAATGAGAATAACTTTCTTTTTAGAGATTTCTTTTTAAGTTTTCTTTCTCAAAGAATTCAACTCTTTAGAGTAAACTTTTACGTAGTAAAATTTAAACAATAAAAAAGATTAGTAACCGTTAGGTTATACTATGTAAAAAATAAAAATAAATGAGAATAAATTCATTTTTCTTTTCTTTTATTAATAATATTATTTATGAATGTTAATGAATAAATAATATTATTAATTTTCTTTTCTTTTTCTTAAATAAAATGACATTCAGTGATTGCTCTGAGAAGAGCAATTAATGAATGTATATTCATTAATGTTATTCTCATTCCATTTTATTGATTGATTATGTTTCACATCAATCAATAAAATGATATTAATATATTAATATCATTTTTCTCTTTTGTATTATGCGTTATTAAAAATAAATAACGGTTGCAGACACTGGACCCTCTTCGGGGTCCTTCTACAACCGATTTATTTTTAAATAAATCTGGTTTTAGAAGAACACGAATTAATTAATAAATTAATTAATTCTATTTCTTTTTAGAGAAAAAGAAAGAAAATTAAAATAAAAGAAAGAAAAAGATGAATTTTTCCTTCAAAAATGTTGTTATATAAATCAAACTTTTATCAAAATTTGGCATTTTTTAGCTAAAAATTGAGATTTTTTGATAAATTTCATCAGATTTTCACAAATTCTACCTAGATTTCAGTTAAATTCAAGCTGATTTTTCGTAAGATTTTAGTAGCTATTTCACTCAGTAAATTCCACAAACTCTATACCTTATATATGGCGATAAAAACCCTAACAAATTTTGACGTTAATTTTAAAAATAAGTTGCGATTTTAAGGAGGTAAGAAATGTCAGTAATAGAAACTTCTTCTATGAAAAAATCTATGACTTTTACAGATGATAGACTTTATGCAAGAGAAGCTGTGTATTTCGTTTTACAAATGCTTCTATCTCAACCTAAAGGAAGTTTGTATGAAACTCCTTCTATGGGATTTGATAGAAGAGATTTACTTTTCTATTCTATGGGTAGTGATGAGTATGAGCTTGTGAAGATGGAACTTGAAACTATGCTAAGAGATTTACTAAAAGTTCAAGATGGAGTTGAGATAAATTACGAAAGAGTAGATGATGAAAGTGTAGGTTTTAGTATTATAGTTCGTGATAATCTTGGTAATATTACAAAAGTAGGAACTGTAATTGATATGAGTGAGAAAGATATTTTATTTAGACCAGTAAGAGTTAGATAGGAGGATATAATGGATAATGAAAATAATGTTGATTTTGGAAGAGTTGAAAGTGCTCCACATGATGAAACTAGAGAAAGTAATGTAGTTGATGAGATAATACTTCCAGAAATACCAGGTGATATAACGTATGATGATGAAAATGTAGGAATTTCGGATATTCCAAATATAAGAGATTCTAATTTTATATTTCCAAGTAAGGTACTTAGAAAGTATTTTGGATTTAATACAAAGTCTTTAAAGGCACTACTACCAATGGATATAATGTCTCAAGCAATGTTTTTGATATTTATTCAATGTTTTAAACTAACTGATATACAAAAGCTTGGACAGAATATAGCACAGGTTGACCCAACTATAATAAAATCAGATGATTATAAAAAGAATCTGTTTATGGATATACAACCTGATGAGCTTGAAACTTATCTTAAGTTTGACCAAGATGGAGCAGATAATCCAGAAGTAATGAAAACTATAAAGCAAATGGAAAGAGCTATAAGAAATTATACTCAAGTATATTACATAAAAAATAAAGCATATCTTTTCAGATATCATCCAGAAATACTTCAAAATCTAGATTTAGATATGCTTGATATGCAAGAAATAGGAGTTCTTGAAACATTACTTGGAAAGTTCTTTACATCAAGTAATGAAATAGGAAAATCTATATCAAATGCCTCTACTTTATCAGGACTTGATTATACATTTAAAGACATGAGTGTATCTACAAGAAAAAGATTAGAGCTTTTAAAGATTGGACTTATAAATGAAAATGGATATACAGAAGAAAGTGTAGATAAGTATATTCAAGCTTGTATTGATTATACAAAGAAATCATTTGATGAAGGTAAATATAATGTTCGTGAAGAAGCAAAATATGATGTTGATGGTGCAAGAGAGGCAGTAAAACTTCTTGAAAAAGATAAAGAGTGGCAAGAACATTTTGAGAAAACTGGAGAGAAACTAAAGAAATATTCAACTGAGATGTTTGAGAAGATAATTGAACATGACACAAAACCAATTGAGGATTATATAGCTGAAGAAGGTGAAGATGAACTTAAAAAACCTGCAGGTGAACTTATAAAACTTATGAATCAAAGTAAGGAAACTACATTTAAAAATGGACTTGAAATAATGCTTGCATCTGAAGGAAGATATATTGGAACTAATTCTCCTGTATCAAAAAGTATAGATAGAAGTGATAAAGCTTTATCATATGCTGATAAAAGAAAAGCTAAAAGAGAAAAGGCTCTGCTTGGTAATAAAGAGATAGAAGATACAGTTGATGTAAAAGAAGCAAACACACAAAGTAAAAAACCAGTTGAAGATAAATTTGCTAAATTTAAAGAGAATTTAGAAAAGCAAAATGAAGAAAGAAAGGAGAAAGAAGTGGAAGAAAAGGAGACTAACGGATATAAATTTCAAGGTAAAACCATTCACCCAGAGTCTGGTTTATACGGAGTAATTCCTAAAGGTGAAGTAGTTGAATCAGTGGAAGAATTGAAACCAGTTGAAGATGTGATAATTGCAAATGCAAATAAAGTTAAAGATATTTTAAAAGTTCCTACTGACGAAGTTGAGAAGAAAGAAGTTATTACTAATATAAACCCTTATACTTTTGAAAATGAAGATTTAAAAGCAAAAGAAATGGAGCTTAAACTTAAAGAAATGGAACTTGAAACATTAAGGCTTAAACTTGAACTACAAAAAGCTAAGCAAACTGTAGCTATAGAAACACCTAAAGAACCAAAAGTTAAAGAAAACATAAAATCAGAACCAATTAAAGAAGAACCTGCTGTTTATGAAGATGTTAAAGAAATTACTAAAGAGGAAGTAATAAATGGAATAGAAGAAAAAAGTTATGAGCTTATGAATAAAATGAAAGATATGTCAGTAGAAGATGCTAATAAACTTTTGCAAGAACTTTTGCATAATGAACTTAAAAACATGGGAAGAGATGGATACTCTGAATTTTCTAAAATTAAAACAGAACCAGATACATCTATTCTAAGAACAGTGTCAAATCCATTACAAAGAATAAAACTTTATGAAGCATCTGCAAAGGAAGGAAGAAAGTTATTCTTACCAAACTCTGGTTATGAAGTATTTATAAAGAAAATAAGAGATAAAGACCAAATATCATATTTACTTTCTATGCTTGACCCAAAGGAAAACTTAACTCAAAGTGTAGACCAACTTATAATGGATGAATGTATAAATATCTTATTTGCAAATATGGAGTTTAATTTTGAAGAACCTGTTACAAGAGAAGATTTCTTAAAATGTACTCATCCTAATGATATTATATTTGCAATAATGATGCTTGCAATAGTAAATCTACCTGCTAATAAAGATGGTAAATGTATTGTAAATATAAGTTCTGTAAGTTGTAATTCAGAATATCATGGAGCACAAAGACAGATATTCTCTTTAAACCATCCTATTCAAATTGATATACTTGAAGAATTTACAAAGGTTTATAAACTATCACAACCTCTTCTTGAAAGAAAATCTAAGTTTGATAATAGTAAATATAAAACTATTTATGAAGCTTATGTTGATAATGGAGCTGGAGTAAATGAATACTGTAGTGTGAAAGATGAGCTTGTAACTTATAACATTATACTTTCTCCTTTAAACTTATATAAACTTAATAAGCAAAGAGAAGAAACACAAAAAATACTTTATGATTCAATAAGAACGGACTTTAAATCAGAAGGAGCAATAAGAACAGGACTTGAAGCAAGAGTAGGTAGAGATTTTAATAAAGTTGATATCTATTTAGAAAACACTCCATTTGATATGTTTAAAGCAGATGCAGCAAGAGTTTCAGGGATGAAACTTGAAGACTTCTCTCATGATTTTAAAGAGATAGAAGATGAATCAGTAAGAAAAGAAGCTCTTAAAGAACAGGCTTTAAATAAAGAAACATTTATTTGCCTAACTCATATATTCCCATTAATAGCAGAATACTCAGATAATCTTGATTATGCTATGCTTATAGTGAACTTTATAGATTCTATGGAAGTTGTAGCAAATGCAAATAATGAAAGAATAGCAGGACCGTTATCACATGATAATTATGCAGAACTTTTACAAATATTTACTCAAATACCAGATATAAAAGAAATAGGAACTGCTATAGAAAGATTAAATGAAAAAACTAACTTAATCATAGAAGATACATCTATTGAATGGAACTCAAAAGATATATTTAAGTTTATGCCTAAGTTTGAAGAATTATTTGCACCTGAAGAAAAGTACATACAAATACTTAAAGATGAGGGTGAATCTGAAGTTGCAATTGAAAAGTATATGCAAGAATATGCAAAACAAAGAGAGAATATGCACTCAGGAAAATGTTTCTGTGGTTCAGATAAATTTGTACTTGACTGGAGGTCAATCCTTTTTCAATGTCTGTCCAAAGCTTAAGTCCTCATAGACAGATAAGTAATAGAATGCAAAAGATACTTTCTATATCTATGGCTTTTGAGGGTAGATTATCAGGAATAGACCTTACAAACGTTTCTGATATGGAGCTTGATATATTACTTGGATATGCTGAAGAACATGCAAAACGTGTCGCAGATATAAGAAATGGAAAATTCGTAGATAATAAGAACTATACAAAAGAAGACATACAAAAGATGAATAAATACGAATTTATGGATTTCCAAAAAGAAATGTTTATGAAAGACCAGAAAAAGAGATAACAACAGAAATATGTAAGCTAGATACATCACTATTTAGCTCATAAATTAAACCTCTGATTCTAATTCAGAATTATAACTTAACGAATGCTCAGTGAATGAATTTGAGCTAGTAAACACATGGCTACGAAATATTACTACTTGATATTACGGAAACAGAATTTCTAGAATTTAAAGTATGAAAATTTCTCGCCTCCTGTTAAAATATGTAGAAAAAGCTGAAGGCTAAAAAGGAAAAGCATTTTATTTTTCTTTTAAAAACCAATTAAACATTCGATATCTCCTTGCATGGGCTGCAGTAGATATTGGATACCCAATCTCGGTAACTACTTAGAAATTATGTCTAGGTAGTTACCATCCTCTATTTTTTATTCCGCATATATTGGATAAAAACAAAAGGTAGTAAATTTCATAGCAAATTTATTAAACACTTATTAATCTTAAAGGAGGTGAACTTTTAATATGGACGATATTAAAAAAACTAATAAAGCCAGTGTGTTTTCTGTACTTAAGAAAGCTTTCTCTTCTGTAATAAAGATGTATGTTTCTGATGTTAAGGATAACTCTAGTATAGAAGTTAAACCTATGAAAATAACATTTGATGATATTAAAAAAGAAGTATTAGAGCAACAAGCTAAACTTAAAGAGAACATAAGACTTACAAAAGAAGAGCTTAGAGAAGTATCAGAACTTGCTAAAAAAGCAGCACTTGATATATATGAAGGTAAGGTGTCTTTTGATGATGACTTTGCAGAAGAATTTGGTGATTTTGGATTTGATGATGAAGACTTTGAAGAATTTGATGACTCATTTGAGTCAGAAGAAGCTGTACCGATTCAAATACACGTAGATAATAGTCAACTTAATAGTATTGCTATGAGTATACTATTTGAAGTAGCAAGAATAGATACAGATTTTGCAAAATACATGAAAGAAAAAGAAACTACTATTACTGACCTTATAAATCGTGTAATAGTAACTAAATATAATCCAGAAGATACAAACTTTATAAATCATCAAACTTATGTAAGTTTATCAAATGAAGCAATAGAAATAGCTGCATCATATGGTCCTATACCAATAAAAGATGATAAGATTGAACTTGAAACTGGTAAAAGAAATAGTTTAGTTAAAGAAACAAGTGAGATACTACATGAACTTATGGAAATCTTTAGAGATGATACTGTTGCAACTCTTGCTACACATTCTGTACTTAATAAAGTATATGCAATTTATCTTGATTACTACTATTATTATGATAATAGAGTAGAAAAAGATAAGTTCGATACTCAAATAGGTGTAATATCTTTCTTTACAGATAGAGTACTTGTACCAAAAGTTAAGTTTATAGAAGATTTTAACTTTATATGTTACTGCTCTACAGAACTTACTTCATCGTATTCTAATGTTGATGTAACTGCACTAGCTATTGCTTTTAAATATGGACTTTTAAACTTAGCAGACAAACACCCTGAACTTCATTCAAGATTAATGAGTTTTGTAGTTAGATGTCATGAAGAAATATCTAATGTATCTGACGCGTTTAGTAAGAATGAAAATGCTTAAAGGAGGAATATATCAATGAATGAACAAATCGTAACTAATATGGCAGACGCTTCTCAAGCTGCTGAACAAAAGTTTAAAGATGTTGTAAATGGAAACGTTACTGAAAATCCGTCTTCTTTACAAGAAGTTAACAAAACTGATACAACTATGCCTGAAATGGGACATAATCAAGACAGTGTAGTAGTTAAAAATGAATTTAAAACGTCTGATGGAGTAATAGGGGAAGACCCTACACTTGTAACTCCACCTTATGAAAATCCTACACCTGATACTGAACAAGAAAAAGCAGCAACTGGTGTAACTGACCAAACTGCAGCAATAACATTTGATGAAAATATTACAAATGCAGACGCACAAGACCATGAAGATAACTTAGAAGAAGCTTATTTAAAAGCTGAAGAAGAATTAAATAAAGCTTTTCAAGACTCAACTGAAGGAGAACCTTATACTCCAGATGACAGTTCTATGGATGGTTCAGATGAAAAATCTGATGAAGCAGGAGCTGATAATATGGAAGAAGGTTCTGGTGCAACTACTGATGAAAATGGTGATGTTCCAACTGAACCAAATGATGAACCTACAGATAAAGATGAGTTAGAAGATAATACTGATGAGTCTGATACTACAGAAGAAGAATCTGAAGAAAAAGAAGATGATGATTCTGAAAAGAAAGATGATGAAGATGAAGACAGTATTCCTGGAAATGAATGTGATGAAACAGGAACTGACTATGTAAATGTATCTACTGCAAATCCTAGCTCTGAAATAGAAGAAAAAGTAGATGGATTTGTTACAACAGACGGAGATAAATTACAAGAATTAATCCCACCAGTTGTAGAAGTAGAATTACAAAAAGAAATGCCAGCTGAAAACCCAACTAAAGATATAGTACAAGAAGAAAATACTGATACTGGAACAGTTGGTGCAGCTCCAGGTGCTGAAGAAATAATAGCTGAACTTGAAAACTTAAATAAAGTTGCTGATTCAATTGGTGATGGTTCAACTGAAAACATAGGAGATTCTGGTTCTGGAGACGGACCTGGAGAAGCACAAACTCCTAGTGATGATACTGTTCCTGCTACTGAAGATGAAGATACAGTTCCTGAAGAAATAGA